GCTGCTGCTGCTGCTGCTGATGACTCTGATACGCATCACTAGACGTAAACGCAGTCTGCAATTCGCGAAGACGCGCTAACTCATCCTCAGTAGGACCCAAACTCTTCTGATACTCCTGTAAAGCCATGTAATCAGCATTGTCCGCAAACGGATTCGCAGGACGCTGCGGCGCAGCCATCAAACCACCCATCTGGTTTATCTGTGCAAAAGACATGATCCTCGCTCCTCGGTTGTTGGATGCAGTTTATAACAAACCCAAATGAAAATATAGGGGCGATTTTTCTCGGCACTTGTGCACTGGATACAAGTCCAATGAAATTACCCCCGAATGATTTTACAAAACCATGTATATAAGTCGCATATAGCAGCAGTACCCCCCAAAAAGGGGGGTGCGGGGGTCGGCGCCCGCGACGCGGGCGGGCGCGGGCGGGCGGAGTAACCCCCAAAGATGGCGCCGGATGGATGAAATTAATTGATAAAACTTGTAATTAATTGCGTTTTAGGTGTTGACTATCTGATATCCATGCTCTACATCTATAGATGTAGCAAGGACGCTACAGTCAATAAAGGAAAGAAACAATGGACAAGATCGAAACACTCGGACGGATCGCGGAGCTCGAAGCTCAGATCAAAACGGCCACCAAAGAACGTGACGCGCTGCGCGTCGCATCAGTAGCCAATGGATGGGCTACATGGTCATACACGGTTCGGATGAGCGCACCATCGCTGGCATGGTGGAAAGAGAACCGCCCAACAGTGTGGAAGAAATACGCTAAGGAAACATCAGTTAAGAAGTTCACACTGGTATAATTCAACAGGGGGACCACGGTCCCCCACATTCAACAAAGGAAAGAACGATGGAAAACGAAACACAAACAGACAAGCAATCAACAGGCAACCGTCTCAAGTTCAAGCTCGAGTTCATGATGATGATGCTTATGTCTGATCGACGCGACGAAGCTGCGAAGATGTATGATCAGCTGATCGAAGAGTTCGACAAGCTTGCATAAAAAACTTGTAGCCCAGTATCATCTGGGCTACACTCTACTTGTTCAATTAGGAAAGGAAAGAACAATGCCAAGAACTTCATTTGGAAAAACCCGCCCAGCGGATACACCTTACGCTACATATGCAAACGATCACGGCATGGTGTGGAAGGTTCTAAAAACGTACAAGCACTCCGCTGCGGAACAGAAAGATCCCTACGCTCGCTGGTTTGTAGCCGCGACATCGGACATGATGCCCAACGGTAGCTACGAGCTTGGTGATACCTACGCTCGAGATATTACTCGGTTGTACAGAGGCTTTCTAATCGACGCGGATCCAGAATGGTGCGACGAGTATGGTGCGCCACAAGAGAACATCCCAGCGTTATAAACTGAACCCCGCCCCTGGCTGCTCCGATATCTGGAGTCTACGCGCCAGGGGCTTTTCTATAAGGAAGGAACCGATATGACAAACGAACAATTTATGACCGATCTAAAAGAATTACTCAAAGAATGTGAAGGCGATCCTTGGCTACACGCTGAGATCGGAGGCGCATTATCTGTTACCTGGGCGGTCAGGCAGCTGATCAAAAAACTAGAGGAAGAGTAATGGCTATTCTAGTATTCTTATGCGGGTTCATTATCGCTGCGTGCATCGGCGCTTGGATCCTCGAGCGTTAAACCAATCCCCTGGCTCTTGGGTGAATGAGCCTCTTTCCTTCGGGCCCAGGTGCGCAGCGCCTGGGCCTTTGGCGTTCGGGCCGCAGGGCGCAAGGCGCAAGGCTCGCTCCGCTCGCAAAAAATATGTCAAGGCGCAGGATCGTTGCCACTTGGAAACCTTTGGCAAGTGACAAATAAATTGTTGACAGCTTGGTGGCTATATGCGAACATGAGCCATAGGCAATCAGGCCTATCTCAACAAGGAAAGATGTTATGAGAAAATCTTACGTTTCAGAAACTACCCTGAAGGTTCAAGTCGAAATCGATCTGGGCGAAATCGAAAACCTGATCAGCAGCTTGAGCGATCTGGACACGGCGGACGGCAAAAACTACCGCGCCAAAGAACTGGTAACCAAATTGCAAAAGCTCAAGCGCGAGGCTGCCGAGGAAGCGCGTCGCGGATTTGAGCGGATGTTAGAGCAATCTTAATTAGGGAGGGGCGGGCCGATAAGCCCGCCCATTTTTTATGGCACACGGAGATCCAACAGATCGAGGCGGCGCAGATGCTTACTATGGCAGGGCAATTGATCCGCATTACTGGCCCGAGGGAACGTACAACGGAACTCGGATCGAGCGAGACAAGATGACTAAAACCCAGATAGAAGACTATCTCAGAGCTTACGAAGAACAGGACTTCTTTAAAGACTGGGGATATGAATGACGCCAGGGCCCTTCGGGGCCCTTTCGCGTCGCGCCCTGGCGCTGCGACATAAAACAGAAAAGACAAGGCGCAGGGCGCAAGGCGCAGGATCGACGCGCAGGACGCAAGGCGCAGGAAAAATAAAACTTGCGGACCACTTACAATCTGCTAAACTCTAAGCATTCAACAGAGAAGGAAACAAACACCATGAAAAGCGCAATCATCTACAACGGGCCAAGCCTATTGGATGGTCAACCAATTGTCGTCATCGCGACATACTCAAACCGCAACACCAAAACGGGAACGGTCGTGCAAACCTACATCTTGTGCCGCGACACGAACCCGCTCGAAGCTTCAAAGACCGGCGCGGATTTTTCAATCTGTGGCGATTGCACCATGCGCGGCGAAGTAACAACGGACCCGCAACGCAAGCAAGCAAAAGGGCGCCGCTGTTATGTTAACTTGGGGCAAGGCGTCTTGATCGTTTGGAAAGCATTCCAGCGCGGCGTATATAAAGACGGGCCCGCTCGGGCCATGGGCCGCGGGCGTTTCGTTCGCGTCGGAACCTACGGAGATCCCGCGGCGGTGCCGTCCCACGTTTGGGACGAGCTTCTAAGTGAAGCGGATACTTGGACCGCGTACAGCCACCAATCCGGATTCCGTCCCGACATCGCGATGCAATCCGCCGACGACCACGCGCAAGCGGTCGCGCATTGGAAACAAGGACACCGGACCTTCCGAGTCATCGCGGATCTAGGCGACCTAGACAAGGCGAACGAGGCCCTTTGCCCCGCATCAAAAGAAGCAGGGCGCCGCGCTCAATGCACCGCCTGCAAATTATGCAAGGGCTCGAGCCTAGCAAAATCAATCGCGATAGTGGAACACTAACAAAAGGGGCTTCGGCCCCTTTTTTATTTGTCCAACGCGCCGCTGCGCCTTGCACCGCGGACCGCGGACCGATAACATCAAGGCGCAGGGCGCAAGATACCTTCCAAAACAGGGCGCAGGGCGCAGAACAAGGACGCAGGACTGTCAACGCGCAGGACGCAGGGCGCAAGGCACCCCTGCTCAAGGACCGAGGGCCCCTGATCCCCCCCAAATAAAAGTATATCACGCTCCTTGGCCCTCTTTACCAAGAAGAAATTCGCACCACCGCGAGCCCAATATGCCATATTCCAAGCGACTTGATGAGGCGAGAGTTTTATTGCGTTAGAATTGCTTACCTTTAATTCCATCCAGAAGGGTAAGCCGTCCCATACTAAATGGACATCCGGCACACCGCCACCGTGCTTGTTTTCAATCCTTGTCGCGAAGCAATTCTTCGGAAGGTTTGTCCTCAATGAGTTCCAAAAGTTCGCCTCCGGCCCCTTGCTCATCTGGTGTGATATCCTTTGCTGTTCCTTCTATCACAAAAGCTTGAGGGTATTGCTTTTGCAACGCCGCCAAACGGGCAGTGATCTCATCCCGTGACATCTGATCTATGGTGTTGATCTGCTCCCGCCTATCGACAGTCAGGCCACCCAAAGCAGAGCGGATCTTCTCGGCGTTGATAGCCGCAGAAAACTGTCCCGCCTCTTCGGCGCCCGCTGACAGTTGATACAGCCGTTGAAGCTGACCAATAGTGGAGACGCCATAGCGTCGCTGTCGTTCCTCTCGGAGCTCGGTTACATATTCCAAAACGTGCGGGTAGTCTCTTCCATTGAGAAGCTTGGACGCACTGGTGTTGGCAACCTCGGCAGAATAACCTGCCTTTCGGGCTGCTTCGGCGTTTGAATATATGCCCTCGACAATGTGTCTTGCGAAGGTGCGTTGTCGGT